GCGTTTCAACGCGTCGAACACCACACCACGTTGACCACCGCCAGTCATCGTACCTATCTTCAGGGTATATCTCTTCTGTAGAATGTCTGAGGTCTTCTTGTTGGGCTGAATGTAGCTGTCAGGCATCTCACCAGTCTTAAGGAAGTGTTTGAATCTCTCCACCCGCTTGTCATGGCGATCCTTGATCTTCGGATCAACCGCATGGAAGTAGTATTGCAACCACGTGAGCTGCACGAAGCTGGCAATGACAGGCACGAAGATTTCGGATGGGCAAGTCAGCGGCATCTCAAGATCATGATTGATGAGAAATCGCTGCGCTGAGGAGGCGCTAAGCTCCTTTAGTTCAGCGATCGTGACGGTGATCCCACGAGCATTAATGATGAGCTCATAAGATCCCTTGACGTAGTAAAGATGCCCGTCCCTCTCGCGAAGGACGGGCTCAACAGGTTGGTTTTTCATATAAGTGGTTAATCGATGGGATTAAGCGGCCACCTTGACTGTCTCGATGGTTCCATTCTTCTTCATGCTGGTCATGTAGAAGCTGACCACTGACTTGGGGCTTTGCTTCGTCTGCAACTTTCCCTCGATGTCCTTCGTGATCTCGTCAACCGAGGCCTCTCCTCTTTTCTTCAAGGAGTTCACGATCAATTCGACCTGACCACCAGTCTTGAACTTCACCTCCTTGGCCGTCAGTTTGAACTTCGTGGCGACCTTATGGGCCTTTGCCTCCTTGGCTGTTTTCTTCTTTGCAGCAGCATCAACATCGGTCTCAGCTGCCTTCTTGCTGACCTTCTCCGCGGGTGCTGCGGCGGCCTTACTCTGTTTCTTAGCCATGTTATTCTCCTTTTGATTTGAACATTAACTACTAACTAGAAACATTATATTTAGAATTTTGTCCCGTGTAAACATGGACGATAAAAATACTTCTGCGGCAGGGGACCTATCCTTCGTTGTTATATCTCATAATTCCGCCATGAGTCAGGCCTATAAATGATCAACCGATGCTTGGCGCGTGTGACCGCCACGTACCAGACACGATGTTCTTCTTGATCTGAGACCTGCCACATATGATCATGACTTAGTCTTGGCATTGCCGTATTTAGGACCACCGTGTTGGCCTCACGTCCCTTAGCCTGATGAATCGTCATCATCCCATCAAGTGGCCTTGTCTTCAGGAACTTAAGTGGCGCAAGCATCTCATTTAACTGGGTACGCCCACGTGCAAGGACCATCGTGTTAGGGTCATGGAACATATCCTCAGTTAACCGAAATGCGATCTCCACATTCTGCCCCATCATAAGTCGAGGGATGAAGACCTTTTCCTGCCGTCTACTTACACGTGAGATTATCTTGTCAGCCACCTCCTTTACCTGAGCCGTCAGCCGGTGGCTATTGCCCAAGATCTTATGCTCGTCAACCTTCCGATCTAAGAATACCTCGGACGACGCGCCTGCCCAGTTGAAAATGGCTTGGTCATCGTCTCCTGCCATATACACCATCTCGCACTGTTGCGACATCTTATCGACGACCTTCCATTGTAACTTAGACAGATCCTGCGCCTCATCGATGATCATCCGCTTTATTGGAAGCGGGTGACCGAAGTTCAGATATAAGAATAATAGATCAGTAAAGTCAGACAACCCCTGCACATTCTTCCATTCCCTGAATGCCCTGATGAATGAGTCGGCCGCCGACTGAGGGATCTCAATTGGTAATACCTCATTCAGGTCTAACATCTTATGTCGTGCAAGGTGATAGGCCTGTAGGATCTTATCCCACTGGTTCCTTGATCTGGTAAATGTAAACTCGTTGTCCATCAATGGGTCTAATGTCAGGCCAGTGTTTAGGTTTACCCCTGCCGACTTACCAAATTCCTTTAATTCCTTGGGACCCATCACATTCACCCCACGTAGCTCTGAGTAGCACATCGCGTGAATTGTCTTCAAACGCGGAAAGTTGTTATGATGCTTATACCGTGAATCCTGCCTAACTCGATCTTCCACCTCCTTGCGTGCGGCACGTGTAAAGGTCATGAATGCAATCTCATCGATTGGTACCTCCTTTAGCCACGAAGAGAGGGTAGTGATCATCGTGGTTGTCTTGCCAGTCCCCGGTGGCCCGAATAACTTAAAGCTCCAAGGCATCTGACTCCTCTTCTTTTCGCAGACCGTAGAATTCATCATACTTGATCGCCCATAGCAAGACCAACTTACCGTCTATTGAGACCCGTCTGTAGGCACAACCATGATTTCTTATCAGCATGAAGACTCGGTTATCTGCGATCCTATCCAGCTTATGCATCGCTAGGTATTTCCTCAGAGAGTTTGCCCTGAATACGATGTATTCACCCTTCTTGACTGGAAGATCACGAAAGACGTCAATGTCCTGTTTAGACTTTTCACACAGTTCTAAGAACTCCGTGACACAGTTAAGGATTTGACCGTTTATTGAGGCATCCTTAGGTGCACCGATCTCAGTCCGCTTATCAAGTAAGTCCTTGACTTGCTTCTCCCAATCAAGTTGCTTCAATGGCTTGACCACGAGATTCATGATCTCCATCAGGCGCAGGCGAAACACCCTGAAGTTTAAGAACTCCTCACTTGAGAGCGAGATGTCTTTACCGTTAACCTCCAACATAAAGTATGGTGGGTCTGTATTTAGCTTTCTGCAATGTGTGATCGTCGCCGGGTGGTAGATGCTCTCCAATTCTTTACCCGGGAAATTCGAGATCCCAAACTTAAGCTTTGCGCATGCGTCATAGTCACAATGACTACAGATCGGCTCGGTGTCACAGGTGTATTGATATGTTGTCTTATTCAATGAACGAACAACGGTGTTAAGCTCTTTGTATGGCAGTGGTGGAGACACGTTCCTAAGATTATGCTCCATTAACTGGGACTCCCAGTCCTTTGGGTTTGACTTCTTAAAGAAGACACCAAAGTTAAACAGGCCAGAATTCCTGGATCCTTCAGGTAGACCAAGTTTGGTTAATGCCCTTAGACATGGTGGGTACTCCTTTAATGCCTCATCGTCATCAATGGCCCCGGCTTCCTGCACCTTAAATGCTGGCAGGTTATCTACAGCTTCAAAGAACTCTTCTAATGAGAGCGGTCGCTCTGAGTTAACGGCATATCTTATCGTCTGCTCAGCGTTATGATATGGGAGATTGATCCAGTTACCTATGACGTCGGGTGTGATCTTAACTTGCTTTGGAAAGATCTCGGACTTGGTGTACCCGAGCTTAGTCGCCCATGCCTTCATCTGTGTCTTGACGATGGCTGCTTGGGTTGGTTCCTTAAAGAACACAAATAGGTGCGCACCTCCAGATTTTGTCTTACAGACAATGAGTGGTAGTTTGTTGTCTGCTACCCGCTTTGCAAGGGTCAGATGATTCAGGTCGTAGACGTCTATATCAATGGCCGCAAACAGACAGGTCCCATCTTCTTGGATTGGGATGATGCCTAGACCAAGCTTACCTTCAAGGTGGTCCTTGTAGTGTTGAGGAGTCACGGGGCGTGATATTGTCTTTGCCCCGTGCTCATCACTCCAAATTCCGTATGCCGACGCCCGACCGGTGAACAACTCGCTAAATCTCACCAGTTGATTCGGGGTCATCATCAGCGTGTACCTTGAGTGCCTCGCGATTCATGGATTCGTAGAAGGATGTGACCTGTTGAAACATCTGATCATCCAACCAGCCCTTCGACTCCAACTTGTAGTTGAAGAACTGTTGACCAGCCCCGATGTCATCAATCGGGGTTACATGAACCATCGCAGCATACAAGGGTGCATTACGCATCCTCACCATGGTGTTGAAGTTTCGAGCCACCTTTGTGCTGGCGCTCTTGAAGCTCATGGCAATCAGTTCTGAGGTTAGCTTACCGTCTCGGACGATCAATGACGGGTAGCTGTAGATGAGGTAGCAGGCGGGAGGTTCGTCATCTTGGAACTGTGAATGCGGGCAGGCGGCGCAGGTCTCACACAATCGACCACCATCAATCGCGTTGAACGACTGACATTCAATACCGCCGCCCTCCGCGATTGGTTTGAATTTGATGCGGGTCTTAATCATGTACAACGGGATGAGATCAATTGCGTCGTCATAGACCTCACCTGAGAGTGTATTGAACATCTGCCCCTCAAGTAGATCTTGGATGAACTTCGGGTCTTGTTTTTTCCGCTGCGGGCTATTGGACTAACAGATGGCCAGGCGTGGCACCGTAAAGTCCTGGTTGTCTGCCTCCTCAAGACCTGTGGAACCTGCTGGGATGTAGGACGGCCGGCTCATCAATGCCCCGCCCTTCTGATCTACCAAGGCCTTGGACGGCCTGGGTGCTTCCTTCTTCTTTGGATCTTCCTTCTTTGCCATGGTCTCTCCTTTAGATTTTTGTGTAACCTTCCTCGAATGCTTTGGCTGGCGAAAAAGATTTATAACCGTCGGCGTAAACTACGTAGTAACCGCCAACTTCAGGGCGATGACGACACATGTATTCAAAGTCGACACGCACAGGCTCAAACCCAAGATCGGCTATAGTCAATAACCGACTTCCGTCATCTTCTTGTGCAGGCTGAATGGTCGGGTATGTAATGATCCCAGCAATTTTCAGGGCCATTACTTCTTTATGGCACCTGTATCTTGGCATAGGCATCTCTTTTGCCATGGTCTCTCCTTTATTTTATCGCTGATGGCCAGCTTTGTGACGGAGGTCGATACGGGAACCACAAGAAGCTATTGCGGGCGCTCCAGTCCGTAAACCAAGACGCCGCTCCCTATCCATCCCATGACACAACCGACAACTAACACGGCAGACAGAGGTCCCATCAGGACATGACCACAAACCCCGCTCGGTCGCACTCTCCAACTCGTATCTGGCTAATCGCATCTCTAGCGCTCAGCACGCCATCAGCAAATCATCATTATCTCATCGGACTTTCGCCTTTACGTAGCACCCACCTTAATGCGTCTACCACCCCCTTTACATAGTTCGGCTCACGCTGCATTTCTTTATGATGGGCATAGACCTTCTCCCCAGCGTCACACATTTTGACGATCTCCTCCTGCCTCCGCATCGGAGGTACAGCCGCCTTGTCAATCCTTTTCGATGAGGGTCCCCTTCTTGCAAGCATTGTTTACTTCCTAGTCAGGGATCTTACACCGTTCAGGAAAAAGTCGTTGAAACTCCAAGATACCTACTAGGTGCTCTCGAGCACGGGAGATCTTATTTGGGTTAACCCCAGCTCGTTCAGCATCCTCGATCCACTGTCTCACGGTGTCTGGAGATATTAGATCTTTACCACGGATGATGAAGATTGGTTCATCAGGAGGGATCTTATCCCATGTTTCTTGACAACAAAACTTAGGCATGTTACCTCCCGCCACGTCGAAAGGTGATTCGTGACTTCATGTACGCCTCCACGCCATCAGGTAGGGGCCTTGCCTCCTCAAGGAGTTCCTTGCAGAGGGCCTTAAGGGTGGAGTGATGCATGGTCAAAGCGTCTTGATAACCGTTCACGTCGATCCATCCCATGAACGCTGATTTATCTGCCACGGTGGGGTAACACAAACCTCGCAAGGATAGGTGGTGCCCAGTCTCGGTCTTCAAAGCGGTCAATTCAGATGATTCCATGAGGTCAACAAGGTTATCCTCAATGGAGGCAAGCCGTTCGTTGACTTCCTTTAACTGCTTCTCAAGATTTTCTTTCTCAATGCGTTCTACTGAGAACCTTTCGGCGAGTTGGGCGATGGTGATGGTCGTTGTTTTATAGTTAGGTCCCGTCATTGCCTTTGACGAGGTCAAAGAACTCAGCTGCTGGGTCAACGTACCCTTGCCGCCTTGAGGCGCTTTTTGTTTCGCGCTGTTCGTAGGCATCTTTCTTTTTCCTTTCTTGGATTAATTCAAACACGTCATACATCCATGGTCTTGTTCGAGCAGCAAAGAAGAATCTCCGTATGTTACTGCTCAACTCAAGATCACTAAGCTCTGCGATCAACTCCGTTGCGGCCGCCAGCTGATCATCAGGCCTTGCACGAGGCACAAGCGCTCTTCCTAATGCTTTATAGAATGCGTGCCTCAGGACAGCCTTCATACCTCCTCCTTTCATTAAATTTCAAGATACTAATCATATCATGATGAGGCACTACTGTAAATTAGATGTGTCAAATAAATCCTTACTTCGTAACGCTGCTGTCTTTTCCTCTTGTAAGACCTTAAGCCATTCTCCCCTAGTCCAGTTGGCAAGCTCGGTCTTTCTCCTCAAAGCAGTCAGCACCGCGCGGTCCACCGTCGGCTCACCCTTTGGCCCCGTCGCGATTGAGTCCACCACTGAGACGCTCTCCGCGGTCTGCCCCATACGGTCCACACGGCCAATGGCTTGGATCCTCATGAGAAGAGAATACGCACGTGAGAGAAATAACATGTTTGACGCGCGCTGAAGGTTGACCCCCATCCCACCCGCCGCAAGCTGCGAGACAAGGATGCCGTTCTCATCATTGTTAAAGCCTCTAATGACCGTATCCCGTTTATCTCTAGTCATCCCACCGATAAGCATGCCCACTGAACGATATGGTGCAACCTGTTTAACAACGTGTCGTAAGATGGCCGTGGCCACCCGTGCCGTCTCCACCCTAAACCACGTCCAGACGATGAGCCGGCCCTCCTGTCGTTCCTCAAGATAGTCGAGCGTGTCGTCGATCTTTTCACTTCCGACCACGTGCTCCTCGAGCTGACCCGCCGTGATCTCCATCAACCGCACAAGCCTGACACCCGCGTTGGATGCGGTCAGAATCTTCTGATCACCAGGCCCCTCCCTGAGGATCGCGATGAGCTCGTCACGCATGTCTGTATAAACCCTCCACGTCGTTTTCTCTAGGGGGACGAATCGTGGTGTTAGGGTCACAGGTGGAAGGTCTAAGGCCTCTTTTTTTCGGCGTTGCAGGTAGAACGGTCTGATCTTCTTATAGAGCTCTACCTGCGTCTCCTTCGCGAGGCCCACCACCTGCTTCCCCATGTACCCGCCCATCTTACAATAACGAAGGCGAAACACCCAACGACTGCAGTCAATGATGTTGTAGTCAAGCACCAGGAACTGGGAGTACAGATCTTCTGGGGTGTTGGCGATTGGTGTCCCATTGAGGATATACCGACGAAAGAAGTGGCGAGCCAGCTTGATGCATGCCTTTGTGCGGGCGGCACGCATGGCCTTGATGTATGAGCTTTCGTCCATAACGATCATGGCGCGTTCAGCCCTTGCCCATCTGATCAAGCTACTGTGATGGCCCTCACTCCGAAGGATGTCGTACGAGACGATGACCCATTGCCAGTCCTTTGACCACAGCTTGTGGTAGGAGTATGAGTCAAAGATGAACACTTGCCTTGGGTCGATGCCCCAGGTTGCCAGCTCCCCAAACTCTGGGTCTGCCCACGCAAAACGGACAGGGGCAGGACAAATCACCATCACACGGGTTATCTCACCGGTCTTCAATAGCTCCTTGGCCGCCTCGATACAGACCCGAGTCTTTCCCATCCCAGGCTCATCAAAGAGTGCGAAGTACTCATGAGCTAAGAACGCCTTGAGGGCGGTCCGTTGTGTGGCGATCAGCGGCCTTACCTTTCCTGGTCGTGGCTCAAGATTGGTCGCCATGGGCTCATATCTCCTTCCATGATTTGTTCTACCGCGATCTGGAATGCCTTGAGTGGGCTCATGGCGCCGTACGTATCAACCACGAAGGCCCTGCCCACACAGAGTGTGTTGTTGTTCTTAGGTCCAAAGACCGGTGATGACATCTGAATCTCAACCTCCCACTGGCTTAAGCTATACTTGGCTGAGACCATGCGAAAGCTGATGTTGATCGGGTGTGATACAAAGTCAGACAGTTTTTCTTCTGCCATAAGGGTTATTGTCCTTCCATAGGACTTATGCTTGAACTTACGCATCAGTATTCTACCTCTACAACTAGGTCCCCGTGTTTATTAAGCTCATCAATAAGGATGAGGTACGGGTTGTTCTTACATTTAAGATTGTCAGGCTCAAAGACGGCGGCCATCCCACGAAGTGCCGGGATGGAGGACCGGCTTAATTGCCATGGCGGTTCAGACCCAAAACAGGCGGTCTTCATCGTTGAGATGAACCGCTGTGGTGCCATCAATGGCAGGTTTTTTCCTGGTTTAACAGGGTGATAGGTGACGGTCGCACTCATGTTCTCTCCTTTAGATTTGAGGGGCGGTAACCATGGCGGGAAGCCGCCCCTCAGGTCGCAGATTTTAGCATCCTTCAGCAGGGCCATGACCACCGGGCCAAGACCTAGAAGTTTACCATCATCAGCCGACCAACCGCGGTCTCAAGCCTCGTGCGCTCATCAGCGTACGGCGACTCCTGACTTAGTCGCGTGAGACCATTAACCATCCCCCATGGGGTGCATGGGTCACCATCCTCATCCGATGTCTCGGTCTGAACCTTGATGTAGGCTGACTCCAACTGCTTGCGAGTGATGTTAAACCGAAATGCATAGATCTTGTCACATACCTCCTCAAGGTCGTCCCCCAACTTGTAGGTCTGCAACCGTTTGATCTTATCGGTGTCCTCCTTCGAGGATCGGTCTAGCCACCCCCTCAACTCCTTGGCCATCGCCTCCCACGCCAGTTGGAAGGAGACATTCACATGGATGATCCGGAAGGTGGCCACGTTCTCCGCGCCCCACACGATGTGGTTGCCACACACGTACCGGTAGAGGAATCGCCACACCTTGAAGGCATAGCCGGGGACCTCGTAGTTCGAGATGAAGATGCCGCGCGCGAGGCCGGCGCTCGTCCCATCTGGAATGCGATGCTCCTCATTCACGAGGAAGGCGAACATGTCGTGGTCACTGGCGTACAGCCCGGCAGGCCCGATGTGATCACCCACGTTGATCGACAGGCCGTTGCCCATCGCCCTCAGCACGTCCTGCCTTGTCGCGACCTTAGTAGGTCCCTCCATGCTCGTTGGGCGTGCCGGTGGCACCCGCCAACCATCACCATGGCGTGCGACCTCCAGGAGCTGGTCACAGATCTGATAGTTCCAGATCCTGGTGTATGTGGGAGTGTTGTAGAACCGAAACACCTCATCATTGTGCCCGTTGTTCTTCAGACCGATGATGGTCACCGGGTTTCGTGAGCGATGTTGAGACAGGTGATGATTCATCACCTCACTGGTCAGCACCGATGGTAGACCCCCAAGATAATTGGCCGGGGCACCCAGGTCCCCACACAACTGCTTGAACCCCCAGTTGCTTAGCCTCATGGCGTTGCCCTTGGCAGTCATATAGATTTCGTTGCTGCTGTCTGCCTCAAACTTGAGGTCACCCAACATCATCGTTTGCTCCGTCCGATTGTGATAGTACTCGTAGCACTGGTCCCTCATCTCTTGCAAGGTCCAGAACCGCTCATCTGCCGGGCGCGTCGCCCACTGTCTTGACGCGGCGTACAGATTCCTGCTCTTCGTGATCGTCGCCATGGTTGGCCTCCTTGTTTTTATCAACTACTGTAAATATAGTATCAAGACCCGATGTCTGGTGTACACCCGTGAGGTCAAATAAACTTCTTACCTGGCTGATGGGCAGCGATAGAAGCGAGGTACCTCCTCCTTAATCTGGTGATAACCCACCTCACAAATCTCAGCAGTTAAACCACCTTGACACGCGGTGAAACTCCTGCTCGGTGGCGAGCTCATCTAACCACCGTAACAGACCTAAGAACCTGATGATGTGGCCCTGCTCAAGTGCCTGGATCCCCTCCTTAAATGTGATCGCCCTGATGGACTCATCAAGCACCTGAACCTTGGTGGCCAACTGAGCGCTTAACCCCCGAGGGTCCACCAGATCTAGCAAGTAAACCTGCGCTGACATGTAGCCTCCCTGCATGGTAACGGCTCAAGACCTCCCTGATGATCACATACAGCTCCAACACGTGGTTCCTCACCTCTTCTTTCGTTGATCTCATCACCCAATTCTTGTTTTCCTGCCGTAACCTCCGGTCCTCCAAGTCCTCCATCATCACCTCATGCCACCGGTCAAAGTGCATCTCAAGCTCCTCACCGGACATGAGCTCAGCCGCCAGACGTAGGTTGGTGATATTCGGGGTGGGTTTTTCCCACAGCTCAACCCAGGCCTTCATCGCCCTTGGCGAGATGCTGTCCAGCATGTTCTGGCACCTGATGATGCTGATTGGCTTCATGGCCCACCTCCCACCTACTCAACATTCCTTGTCCAGTGCTTATACAGCCTCATGATCACGTCCGCGACCAGCAACCACAGCACGATCTCCACGATCCACCCGAGCCCCCACAGATGCCACATGATTCCTCCTTATTCATCAGATGTCTCTTCATCTGCGTGGTAAGAGCCTCCGGTCTCCAGCCAGCAGGCGCCCGCCACGGTTACAAAGGTTGTGCCACGCGCAGGCCTTGCACATCGGGTAGGCCCGTTTGTCCCTCTCATGCCACACGAGTGCCACCGCGGGCGCACCACACGCGATATACGTGGAGATGCTCCTCGTTGAGGCCTCCTGGCAGATGATCCCGTCCAGGTTCAGCGGCTGTGCCTCGTAGGTCATCAGAGGTGCCTCAAATGAATTCCGTGTCATGCCTCACCCCCGCCTGATAGTATAGGATCTCGACACCGTTCGGCAGCATGACAAGCAGCTCCCCCGTGGTGCTGAAGATGATCCTGCATCTCTTGCTCTTTTTGTAATGGACCTTCAGTTCCTGCAGCGCCTCAAGCGAGACTGGTACATCTACACAATGCTCAGGCACCGGCGGGAAGCCGCCCCTCGTTGGATCTCCGGCTGGGTGCCAATTCGGATGGTGGGCTGGCTCACAGCAATGACATAGCTTAGACATAGACACACCTCGCGTGCTCAACTCAGCCATGGTCCAATAATTTATTTACTAGGGCTATTATGTCATGAGCAGACGTCTGGTGTACACCCGGTAGGTCAAATATATTTCTTACCGTCTTTCTCAAGCGATACGAGCCTCTTACCAGGTAGGAAAGGCCAGCTAGAAGTGGTAGGATTAATTGGTTAATAAAAAGACTTTTTTTTGACGATACATTCATTTGCCAAAAAAATGCTTACGACGGACTGCAGCTCGTTCTACTTCTTATTTGACAAGGCTTACGTTATATGACTTAAATCCCAAGCCATGAACTGCAGTCAACTGCAAGTGAGTGAGGGATGGGTCTTTTTACAGGAGTGGTACGACGAAAGACCTAAAGTTATGCGTGCGGAACACCGCATGATATTTTTTCAAAAGGAATATTACGATCATTAGATAAAGGTGCAAGCCTAGTTCCGGAACAGCTGCGATGGTCAATAATCGCACCATTGCTTGATAAAAGTCGTTGATGTAGGTTGTAACAATTGCACACGGGTGGTTGCAGGAACCTTTGACTGGTACTTTCGCATGCGCTTTCATACCTTTGATACGATTAAAGACATATTGCCCTGTGTAGAAGTGTTGTTCTCGTTACGCGGCCAAAAACCCTTTAATCGTAAAGGTTAAGGAGCCAGCACTGCAGTTCATTGATTGTCACCTCACTTACCAACCATTGGGCTGCAGTGATACGATATATACCCTGAGGTGTTGCACTAGAACTGCAGTGCCAGTCTTTTTACGACGCGTCTTTTATCATCGGCATCATTACGATGATTAGGTTATATCCCAAGCGCCTAGTGAACACTATTTCCATCAGTTTGGCCAGCGTCCTTTTATTTGCTGGGTGAGGTGTGTGGAGATAGGTCACCGGTGGTCTCGAGACCGTGAAAAAAATATGTGTACTTGTTCAAAATTTCATATTAAGATTATCCTAACATGAGGTAATCCTACCCCATGAACAAGGAGAATAACCATGGCACGCATCTACACACCAACGCAGGTCCTGACCACGAGTCCAGTGGGTCAGCTTCGACTGATCTCCAACGCGTTCGGAGAGCTTAAGGGCGGGACCGTGAAGGAGATCACTGAACATGTCCAGAAGAACGGTCTTGTCACCAAGCAGGATCCTACCCGAGTGGTCATGTTTTACATGATCCACCTTGGTAAGATCGGTAAGGTCAAGGAGATCACGGAGATCGAGTTAACTGCACTGAGGATGAAGACCACCGAGACCAAGGGAAATGGAAGTGAGAAACTGACAAAGGTTGTCAGTGAGAAGAAGTCCTCCCCCAAGACTATCACCGCTACGAAGACCACCCCCAAGACTATCACCGCTACGAAGTCCTCCCCCAAGACCGCTACCAGCTAGTCTTACCTAAGGGGAGACCATGAGGTCTCCCCCTCCCCTCTAACAAACAATTAGTTACAATCCTGTACTGACAGTAGTTGTCAGTGTGCTACCTCACTGCCCTATTCTGGCAGTTTGTGGGTGATCCTGGGAGGGCCCGGCTCCCAAAACCGACGATCGACCCACCTCACGCAAGACGTCCCCGTAATTTTGCCGAAGTTTCTGGATTTTGTTCGGGGTTGAACACAATTCAGCCTGTTGTTTCCGAGATTAGTTTTATATAGCTAAAATAATTGTTTACAGAAGAAATCTCCCACACCTATAATCATTGGCCATGGGGGTGACATCGATGTTACGCGCGCGTGCGTTCCCAGACCAGGAGAGAAAGACGCGGAAATCAAAGTTCCTACGCGAGGCACGTTTGTCTGAGAAGAAGAAGATGCTCGCGGCGTTGCCCGCGGGGCAGCGGCCTCACCTGGTCGAGCCTGAGAAGATCGTTGCCTTTCGATTTGACCAGGAGTTGGTCAGACGGCTTGTCCTCAGGCAGCCACTGCCGAAGATCATCGCGGCGATGGGTGGGAGGGAGATTGAGCCGCTCGTCCACGCCCGGCTTGGCGACATCGACTTCAGGGAGAAGCTCAACGAGTACACCCTCGGTGGGGTGCAACGGCTGGAGGCGGAGGTTCAAGACTCACTCAAGGAGCTGCAGATGATCCTCCGCCTCTCGGCTGATGAGATGATGCACATCACCTTGGAGATCGCCCGTCGCAAGAATGCCAAGGACTCCGACCGGCTGACCGCGGTGAACATGGTGATGGATCGCGCCCAGGCGCTCGTCCCCATGCGTGTGAACGCGACCCCACCGGGTGGCAATGTGTTTAACTTCGGCGCCGACGTCGTGAAGGAGGTGATGGGGGCCCTCGCGGAGATGGCCGGGCCACAGACGCGCTTGGTGCCAGCGGGGCGGACGGTGGGTATGCTGACCGTGGAGGAGCGTGACGAGCTGCGTCAGGAGGCCACCGATGAAAGTGGATAGGCCGCTGAATGAAGAGGTTGGGGTTCAAGGATGACTGAGCCGAATCTCCACGACCCGTATGAGTTCGCCATGCGGATGAAGTGGTTGGCGCTCTCCTCACTTTACTTCTTCGCGAAGGTCATCTTTAAGTATAACAAGCTGGTGCCTCACCTGCACCAGCCGCTGTGCAACACGTTGCAGCGCCCCCTGGGCAAGACCGTGGTTGAGCTGCCCAGGGGTCACTTTAAGACGACGGTGGCCTCGAAGTCACTGCCGACGTGGCGGGCGCTCCCGATGGAGGCTGAGGTCACTGACTACGCGCTTGAACATGGGTGGACGATCGAGGAGGAGATCAGTGAGCTACGACGGGTGCATAACCCAAACGTCCGGGTGTTGGTCATCTCAAGCACTGAGACCAATGCTAAGAAGATCCTACGCTCGACGCGGCAGCAGCTTGAGTCGAATGCGCTGTTCAGGTCCCTGTGGCCAGGGGTGCTGCCGAATGAGAGGTGTCGGTGGACGGACACGGAGCTAGAGTTTAATCGGACGGAGAGGTTTAGCGAGTCCACGGTGGAGGCGACGGGCGTGGGGTCGGCGCTCCAGTCACGGCACTACGATCTGATGATCGGGGATGACCTCGTTGGCCTGGAGGCGATGGGGTCCGAGACGGTGATGAGGGGGATCATCGACTATCACGTGCTGCTCGAGGGGGCGTTTGATGACCCGGACCATAGTGAAAGCTTGGTCATTGGGAACCGGTGGGCGTTTAATGACCTCAACTCCTGGATCCGTGAGAATGAGCTAGATTATGAGTTCATCACACGCTCGGCGATTGAGGATGGGGTCGTTATCTTTCCGGAAAGGTTCAGCCTCAAGGGCCTCGCGAGGATCAGACGGAAGCAGGGGGACTACTTCTTCTCTTGTCAGTATCTTAATGATCCCATCGCCCCCGGGGCCCATGATTTCGAGCCCGAGTGGTTACGGTCTTTTACGGTTGAGTTGGAGGCCAAGCCGTTGGCCGCCGCAGGTGCCCAAAAGGTAGAGGTCTATGTTCGTGATGATGGAAAGCGCATGTATCTGGGCAAGCTCAATCGTTTTGTGTTGATTGATCCGGCGCGTGAGGGCAAGAGGGGTAAGGCCCGACATGCCGTGCTTGTGGTTGGCGTGGATTCGGCTGAGGACCATTGGATCCTGTATGCGTGGGCTGACAGGACATCCACCGACACGATGATGGAAAAGGCATTTTACGCCTATGAGAGGTTTAAGTGCCAGCGGTGCGGCATTGAGGGCTACGGTGGAGATCAGCACCTGCAAAACTACATGAACTATAAGGCTCGTGTAGAGAAGAAGAAGATGAACGTGGTGGTGTTTAGGAAGGCCACGGATCGGTCGAAGGAGGAGAGGATCAGGGCGACGCAACCCAGGTTTGAGCGACGGTCGGTCGCGCTGGTTGATTCGGACGTGGAGTTTAGAAAAGAGTATATGCAGTTCCCCTCGGGGGCCACGGTTGACCTCCTCGACGCCTACTCTCATGCGGATGAGATCTGTAGGCGCCCGGTGGGGGAAGAAGAGTATGAGGTCGTGAGGAAACGGATCAACGCGCTCCAAAACTCAGTCAGCAAGACATCGGGGTATTGACATGACATATCGATCGACCTGCAGGTTGACCATCGTGATTGCCAGCCTCATCATGTTGCTTCTTCTGTTAACCGCACGCGCGCACGCGCAGACGACCGCGCCCACGATGACGGTGAAGAAGTTCGTCGGTGAGAACACTATCCTTGCATGGCTTTATGAGGTAGTTGATGAGCCCATGGTTACACAATTCGAGCTTCGATGGACTGATGATCTAACAAAGACCACCATCCTGTTGAAGACGGTCCCGATCAATCTTCGAACTACATCTATCAGTGCCGCTTATACCCCTGGATTTAAGTTCACCTATTATAACCTGGTCGCGGTTAAGGTGAACGTCGCCCCAATACCTAACGAGGTTAGCGCTCCCTCGAATACCGTTGCGATCGAGCGCGTCGGTAGACCCCCTAGGAGTTTAACAGAACAGTAAAAACATGGCCTGCGGGCCAAGGAGGCATCATGGGAGGATTGAGCTTTCCAAACCTTACCGCTGATCCATTGACAGGCGTCCTTGGGTTTAAGGGCGGTGGTGGTTCAAGTTTGTTTGATGAGCGGTCGCTCACGGCGATCGCCGCGGACATCATCTTTGGCAACATCCCGCAACACTTTAGGGCTATCTTGCTTAAGTTTAGGTTGCGTGGTGACAACGCCGCTGATCAGAACCTGTTGGTTCAGTTCAACGGTGACGTCACGGCGCTGTACGACCAGCAGGTGCTTACCATCAACAATATCACCGCCACGGCCGTGGGCGCGGCCGCGGGTACCTCGATTAAGGCCGCGTTGATCCCTGGGACTGGTTCACCGGCCAACGTCTGGGCGCACGGCGAGGTTGAGGTCCCTAGCTACAATCTTAAGACAAATCGGAAGCCGTTGTTCTCAAGGGGTTACCATGAGAACGCGGAGACCGCCGCTGGTCAGAATTATCTCATTGACAGCGGGCTGTGGCGTACGTTTGCTTCACCGATCACCAGCATCCGGCTGCTTCCGGCCGCTGGCAATTTCATCATTGGTTCGAGTGTTCAGGCACTCGGTCTCTACTAGGAGGCCCCGATGGACCTAATCCCGCTAGATGAGGTGAAGCCAACCCCGGGCACCCCGCTGAAGTTGACGGTGAACTTTCCGCTTCGTGAGGAAGAAAAGGTAAATACGATCTACCTTCAGGTGCTGCCCGGGAACCTGGGGGACGTGTACCTCGGCCGTGAGAATCTAAACGTGGCGACGAAGGTCGGGATCATCGCTAGGTTACGCCCGCCCACGGCCAATCATCTACCTGACCTGGCGTTTAACATGCCGATCGGCATCTCCAACCCATTCAGGGTGGGTGTCTATCGGATCGCTGTGGACACCCTGAATGATGGGGTGATTCCGAGCATCGGGATAGCTTGATGGCCATCATACAACTATTATTGATCTTTGCGATCCTTGGTGTCCTTGGGTTGATCATTCGCCATCTTGGTGAGATTCGTGCTGCCTTGGTCAAGGCAGATCCAAGGCTTGGCGGTAAGCTGGCCTGCTATTACTGTGGAAGCTATTTCTTGTTGACCGAGGTAGAGGTGTTTGGGGCGTACACGTACTGTAAGCAGCACGGTCGTGCGCGTCAGCAGAGCTGTAACTCGAGGTAAGACGTGGACTCATTTCTTCCATACCAGGATCCCGCGGTTGTTAGCCGCAAACTTGACTCTGAGAGCCTCGCTGTCGGCTTGAACACCGTTGAGCGCGAGCGCATGCAGCTTGCTGGAGCACTCGCAGCCGAAATTGCGCGGGTACTCAATGCTGCGCCTGTTGGGACTGACTATGGTCTTGTAACTCGTAATATCCCATCTGGCACACAGTTGGTTGACGGTAGCGGTGTGGTCCAACCAGTCAGTGCTGTTAATTTAGACATTCGTGACCTAGTGTTTGCACTTGACAAGGTTGATGTTTCAGGAAGCACTGGAGTAGTAGTTACAGGTAATGTTGCGCATAACGTAGCAGACACTGGCAATCCATTAAAGGTTGGTGGTCGCGCTCAAGCTATTCAGATAACTGCGGCGACTGACGGGGCTAGAGTAGATGCTATCTATGACCGTCACGGTAACCAGCGAGTAAGAATCGGGCCTCCGGCTGCATCTGTTTTTACGAACGTTAACTTCCCAGCGTCTAACACCCGAGCAAGTTCTACTCGTGCAGCCGGAGCTACTGGCGTTCGTCACGTCCTCACGGGTTTGACAGCTATCCTTGCTGGCGGAGTAACAGCCCCATCAGTGGCAGTTCAGGTAGATGTTAGAGTTCGCGACGGGGTCCTAGATACTGGCACAATTCTTTGGCAAGCCGTAATGACTTTGCCGGCTATAGCCGGAGTTATGAACGGTATTACTCGCTCCGGTTTGTGGATTCCGGGCACGGCTGCTACTGCTATGACCATCGAATTCAGCGCGGTGGCCGGTGGGGCAAACACATACGAAAGCGTCTCGATGGAGATCACCGATATCACGGAGTAACTTTATGTTTTTGGTGGTAGATGAGCTTCCCCCAGAGGGAAATGAGGTTCAAATTTTTGGGGTTGGTTTAGGTTCTACTCACGGTTACCGATTCGGCCCTCTGATATCCATCATTTGGCGAGAAGCGGTTGATGGACCAGATCCAATTACGCTTGGTGTTGTTGTATCTTGGGAGCCTAACTTAGGTTTTGGAGCGGTTGTTGTATAACCTATAAAGTCCAACATAGTTTTGAGTATCTGAGATGCCGATAACGTTTGTAGGTGGTATTGTAACGATCAATGCATCAACTGGCGCAGATGTCGTCCATACCTTAAATGACAGTTTACTAAATAATGATGTTGTTCTTATCCTTGGGGTGGTAAGGGATGTAGATGATACGGTAACTATCACGGGTTACACTCAAATCGCCACCTGGGATAGAGGTACCACAGCCCGTTATTTTCTATTCGGTCGTCGCTGGCTTGCGGGTGATCCTACAATTGTAACGTTTGACAAGAGTACCGCTACTGGGGACACTTATGTATTCTCGATAGCGTTCCGTGGATGTATCTCTATCGGCACGGCTTGGGAGGTAGTTGGTACTGGAAGTGGAACCACTGCTGATCCTTCGGTATTCACTGGTATCACAACTCTCACACCTGGATCAATGGTGGTTTGTACTTGCGGAGGAGAGGATAACAACAATGCTAGTATTATCACGACAGGAACTGACCCAGCGACTTATAATGAGGTCTATGCTGAGTCTGCAACTGGTGCCGATGGGGTTATTACCTTCAGTTATGAAATTCGTACCGCAACTGGAGCAACTGGAAGTGTTTCTGTGAACTGGAACGTAGCGATCCCAGTAGGAGCAGGTGGAATAGTCATCGCCCTGAAACCGGAACCGTTTAATGAAAGTGTATTTGGAACTACACTGATGGATTTAATGGGAGTGGGACATTAAATGGCAAATGCAGCGATCTTAAATCAAGCAAGCACCCGCTGGTATTTTCCAGTGGTTGGCGTGGTGCTTCGACAGATTATTAGAATCCCACGCGCCTTGGGCGCGATTCGGCCATGGAGTAGATGATGATTAGGGCCATCCCCATCAAGGGCCTCAGTGAGGAACGTGAGCGCGAGTTAAAGCACTATGTGCGCACGAACCTTGATCGCGCGATCCGTGGGACGCAGACGCTCTTTACCGAGCATGTCCCGCGCTGGCGCAAAATCTATAATGGGGAGCCATTTGAGCAGGTGAAGAGCTTCCCATGGCACCGGGCGAGCAACTTCGTGGTCCAGCTGGTGGGCATCCATACCGATACCTTGGTGGCGCGCATCCTCTCCCTCATCTTTAAGACGGACCCGCTGTTTACGTTTACCGCGTTTGGTGAGCTTCCAGAGCATGTGAAGAAGGACCTGGAAGATTTCATGAAGCACGCCTCACTGGATGAGACGGAGCTCGCGATGTATAACGTGATCAAGGATTGGTTGTTCGATATCGTGAAACTGGGCTCATCGGTGGCGAAGGTGCCCTACGTGACGGACCGCACCATCGTGGTTGAGCCCTCGTCAACCCCGAATGAGATCTCAGAAAGGGAGGTGGTGCGATACGACGGGCCCAAACCAATGAAGGTCCTCTTTACGGACTTTTTGATGTGGCCACTTGGGGTGCAGGACTTTAAGGACGCGATCATGAAGGTACACCGGGTTCGTCTCCATAAGGAGACCGCGCTCCTACGGGCCTATCAGGGGTTCTATGATCTTGACGTGATCAAGAAGTTGTACAGCCGGCCCGATCTCAGCAACCGGACACCTGTCGAGGTAAAGCAGGAGGAAAATACCGGCATCGTTTCATTGCCGGCGGATCGGTTGACGTTCTATGAATGCTGGATCGATAAATACCCACTGGTTGACGGTAGGTATTACTCACTGGTGTTGACCTACCACCTTGAGTCTGACAGCTTTGTCCGTAAGATCTATAACCCGTACAATACCGGTGATGAGCTCTCAGACGTCTTTATCGGGTGCAAGCTGTTTCCACGTGATGACATGTGGCACGGTCGTGGATTCGCGGAATTGCTTGAACAATCGCAGGAGGAGGCAAGCACCATCCACAACCAACGGCGTGACGCCGCCACCGCGGCCAACACAAACATCATTGTGGCTCGTAAGGACTCGATGTTAGACCTTAGCTTCCCATTATTTCCGAATAAGCCGTTGTTCGTGGACAGTCTAGACGATATTCGGGTAGAAAAGATGGGTCAACCGTCGACCTTTGAATTTGAGGAGGAACGGATTGCCCTTGACCTGGCGGAGCGAAGGTCAGGTGTCAGCCCGCCGATGATCGGCTACGGCGCAGGTGCGATGGGTGGAAAACGCGGGGTCTACTCCGCCTCAGGTACGCTATCCATGCTTCAAGAGGGTAACATGCGGACTGACCTGAATATTATGGACCTGCGCGCGGCTGTTACCCGGACAGGTCGCCTTGCTTTAAAGTCATACGCGCTCGGGGGCGTGCACGAGCGTCTTCGTCAGAAGTTTGACCCGGCTCGCATGATTCGGATCTTACGGAGTATCGCGATGTACAATCAGCTGCAGATGGATCTGACCTGCAGCAATGCGTCGGTAAATCGTGAGGTTGAGCGTCAGCATGCAACCATGCTTGCTCAAACGATGAGCACGTATTATAAGGAGTCGATTGAGTTGGTCAAGATGATCATGATGATCAAGGACCCGACGCTCCAGGGTTACCTGATGAGCATCTATAAAGGAAGTAAGGTCCTCTTTCACAACATTCTAAAGAGCTTCGACAATGGAGACACCGAACGCATCCTCCCCAAACTCAACCTACCAGGAGCTGATCTCCCGGCTGGAGCCCCTGGCCAAGGAGTTCCTGGACAACAAGGAAACGTTGTACCTTTTGCTCAACAGCCAGGAATGGAGGGTGTTCCTACGGCTCCTGGGGCACCTGGAGAGCAGGTCCCGCCGGACGCTGGAGCGCTCCCACCTTCCGCCTGAGATGTACAAGGCGCAAGGGGCATTGCAGGTGATCAGGGAGATCAAGGCGTTTAAGGAGAACCTCAAACAGCTTGACGAGAACATGACTAAGTTCTTGGAGGAGTCAGACAAATCTAAGAGGACGGAGGTATTCTATGATGAGGAACTTGAGACTTTACAACGCGAGTCCGCCAAGTACACCGCAGGGCGGGCCGCCGGCGCCCAAC